ATATTTTACAAATAAATTTACATGCTAACGCAGAGATAAAATATTAGTTAATTAGTTAATATTTTACAAATAAATTTACATGCTAACACAGAGATAAAATATTAGGTAATTATTTAATATTTTACAAATAAATTTACAAGTGTAGTTTTGCCACACTTTTTTTAAAAGTGTAATATATAAATGAGTTGGGGCACCTGTTATTCTGGATCAAACAATATTCATTTTGACTTTCCCCCAATTATGAAAGATGGGCGAAATTATGCCAACTGGCAACCTGGCGGGGCTTTAAACGAAGAAATTCGCAAAGACAACAAGATTCATTCCAATTGGGCCTATCGCAAATATTTAACGGAAAATGCGGATACGATTATTCGGCAAAATCAAGTAGCCGCCTGTGACGATTGCTGCGCCTGTCCAGCCAAGTATGGTAACCCGATTTCGCAACCCACGAATAACACACCCTTTTTATACAAATCGTGTATGGATAATTCGCAGCCCTTTGGTTATGAAAACAGTGATTTAAAGAATTTGTATTTGTCGGATGTGCAACTCCAAAGCCGCATGGTGACACCGGTGTTTACCCAAGAGCAACTGTTACGACAAGGGTATGCCCGGGCTAACTAAACACTTTTCAAAAAAGTGTGGCAAAACTGTACTTTTAAAAAAAGTACGGCAAAAAAACACTTGTAATTTATATTGCGTACGCTTTTTAAGGTTTTGCCACACTTTTCCTAAAAGTGTCTTTAAAATAGTAAAGGGTTTAAATAAATCATTTATTATTATTTATAAAAATGACAATCATCAATGGCATTGAAATTGACAATATCTATTACAAAACCAATGACATAAAATATGCCATTGCGAATAATGACCCCATTGAAGAAAAATTAAACGTCATTATTGTCATTTCCAACCCGTGTTTATATGCCAAGCGGTATATTTTAATGCGCGAGTTTGTGAAACGGTTTGAAGAAGAAGAAGAGCATGTGAATTTATTTGTCGTAGAACTCATCTATGCGGGTCAGCGTTTTATAGTCACCGATAAGCATAATAAAAACCATCTCCAAATTAAAACCGAGACACCCATCTGGCACAAAGAAAATATGATTAATTTAGGCGTAAAGTATTTATTGCCGGCGAATTATAAGGCTTTTGCTTGGATTGATGCCGATTTGGAATTTGAAAGTAATACCTGGGCTTTAGATACGTTGAAACTGTTAAACGGTTGTAAAGACGTGGTGCAAGTCTTTAGCCATTGTCTGGATATGGATGCTGCAAAAAATAATTTAAACATATTCAATAGTTTAGGTTATAGTTTTTGCAAAGGTAAAGCGTATAAGTCAAAAACCGATTATTGGCATCCCGGCTTTGCCTGGGCGATCACGCGCAAAGCCTATGAAAAAATCGGCGGTTTATATGATAAGGGGGTCCTTGGTTCCGGCGATCATATTATGGCTATGGCTTTTATCAATAAAGTGGAATATGCCACGGTTACAAATTATAGTGAGGATTACAAAAATAGTATGTTTGCGTATCAGCAGAAAGTAAAGCATTTACGGATTGGTTATACACCGGGTGTTATTCGCCACTATTTCCACGGAACGAAAGAGAACCGTAAATATTGTGAACGCTGGCAGATTTTAGTGAAACATGCTTTTTCGCCGACCGCGCATTTAACCTATGACGAGAAGGGTATCTTAATTCCCACTGCGGCCTTCCCTGTGGGATTGAAAAAGGATATTCTGAATTATTTTAAAGAGAGAAAGGAGGATGACTAAGTACACTTTTGTAAGCGAAGCAATTAGGAAAAGTGTGGCAAAACAACACTTTTAAAAAAGTGTGGCAAATGAAAAAAGTGTGGCAAAAATATACTTTTGATTTGATATAAATATAAATTGTTTGTATATATATTTATATGCGTATTATTAGCATTGATGTTGGTATTAAAAATTTGGCGTATTGTGTGGTAGAGGCTGAAGCGCCTGAGGTGACCTATAAAATCCTCCAGTGGGAGGTGATTAACCTCTGTGGCGATGACCAGCTGTGTAACTGTATTTTAAAAGAAAAAGTTAAAAAAGGGCAGGGGAAAGGGAAAAAGGGAGAGAAACCGGCAAATATAATACAGGCTGTTTCTCTCTGCAATAAGAAAGCCACGTATTGTAAAAACGGTCAGTATTATTGCCAAATCCATGCCAAACAGTCCACTGAGTATTTCTTGCCAAATGCTTCGCTCAAAAATATTAAAAAATGGAAACGTGATGCCTTAGATGCGTATGCCGTGGCCCAAGGGATTGTTTTTACCGATACGTGTAAAAAAGACGAACTACTTCAACTCATTACGACCTATTTGGCCGCAAAAACCTTAGACAAAATCACCGCCGTATCCGCAAATGAAATGACCTTGATACAAATGGGTGTCCAATTAGTGAAAGAGTTTGACCGGGTACTGCACGGAAATAGCATTGGTTTGCTAGATAAAATTGTTATTGAAAATCAAATTAGTCCGATTGCGAACCGGATGAAAACCCTCCAGGGGATGATTGCTCAATATTTTATCATGCGGGGGAATCCCAAGATTGCCTTTATCTCTTCCGCCAATAAGTTGAAAATGTTTAAAAAAACGGACGCAGTCGCAGTCACAGATATAGCAGTCACAGACGCAGATATAGCAGTCACAGTGACAGATTCTAGTAAAAGTAAAACGACGTATAGTGAGCGCAAAAAAGCCGGGGTAGATATAGTGAAAGAGTTATTGCCCAAAAATAATGCCGTATGGTTACCGACGTTTTTAACCCACAAAAAAAAGGACGATTTAGCGGATGCTTTTCTACAAGGTGTGTGGTATCTAAATAAAAAATAAAAAATTTATAAAAAATTACTGGAATATTTTAAAATTGAAATCGTTTTATTGAATTAGAGTAGTAGTATTTCCCACCATCAAAATGTCTGAAGTCCAACAAATTACCAGTGCCGTTGAAGAAATGACTTTCGCAAATGAAATGGCTAACGCAAATGAAATAGCTAACGCAAATGAAATGGCTAACGCAAATGAAAGTACCGCCGTTATACCGAAGCAAAAGGTTGTCGCACCACCAACGTGGTTTAACCTGGTGAAAGTCAGTAACTACGACATGTTGTCGCGTATCAGTTACCTCACGAATCAATTTCTTGATTTGCCGCCCGAATTAGCCAGTTGGATTATCTATGATGCCCACTCGCGCCCCTACAGCTTTTACGGCACTATTCCGGCGCCGCCATGGAACGATGTAGTGAAACAAATTATTGGTAGTAACGGACACTATTTGAAAGTCACGACCCAGAATAGCCTCGTGGATTTTATTTGGCACGATCGCGCGCGCAATGAGTTTCAGTTTTGGGGTGAATACCAAAGCTGTGTGAAAGCTATGAAGGAGATTCGCTATCGTATCTGTAAATATGTAGACATGTACAAAACAGCGCCACTAGCTGTTGTTGCAAAGCCTGTGTCCGTATTTTACAACGATATTGACCCGAATCCTGCGGTGTGTCTTGAGGCGATTGTTGAGTTGACTGAGAACGGTGAATACACGAAAACCGTGGCCAGTAAGTATTACCCGGACGCGAATTAATAAAACACACTTTTTGAAAAAAAGTGTGGCAAAAAAATAAAAATTACAAAAAAATAAAAATTACAAAAAAAAATTATAAAAAAATAAAAATTACAAAAAAATAAAAAAATAAAAATTACAAAAAAATAAAAATTATAAAAAAATAAAAATTACAAAAAAATAAAAATTACAAAAATAGATACGCTTGTAATTTTTTCTTTATTTACTTTTTTATTATTTTGTTTTAGTTAACATAAATTATAATAAAGCTATGCGGAATACTTAAAGTTATAATTTATAATTTTATCATAATGAATATTGACGCGGAAATTATAGACATTACTAATTTAGATGAACATCCGGTTATTAATTTGAGTCGGGGCGGCAGCTCTAGGCAAAAGTCCGCGAATTTTGGCGAAGGCATTGAACTCTTAATGAACGATAAGCGGAAGAATGACGGGGGTAGTAAAAATATGGGCGCGGATATTGATTTAGACGATTTGAATGATTTAGAAGATGAATTGAATAATCTCTCTTCCGCCAATGACATGAGACCATCCAAAACCAAATCCAAGTCTAGTTTGTTTAGTCAAGCCTGGAGTGGCGGTGGCGGGGGCGAGAAGGAAGACAGTATTAAGTTGAATTTTAGGGATGACGACGAAGAATCTTTAGCCGGTAGTATCTTGAGTCTCCATGATGATTCCAAGCCTTCCATCGGGAAGGCTACTGCGGATAAAACTTCGTTTGATGACGGGAAAACGTGGGACGGGTTTGGGAAATTTAACAATGTCCCCATTAATCCCGACAAGGAGCTAAGCAATACGCCCCGACTGACCCAGGAAGAAATGCTTTTAGAAAAATTCAAGGTCTTACGGAAGCTGGAGGAGCTAGAACGCAAGGGTGTGCGCTTGACAAAAAAATATTCCATGGAATCCTCCCTGGCGGAAATGAAGGGCGAATACGAAATGATTATCGCGGAAAAAGAACGCTCCAACAGTTGCAAGTTTCAAGGGCGGATGCTGATGGCCGCCATTACGGGTTTAGAGTTTTTGAACAACCGTTTTGACCCGTTTGACATTAAGCTGGACGGGTGGGCTGAGCAATTGAATGAAAATATTGGGGACTACGACGAGATTTTTGCGGAGCTACATGAGAAGTACAAGTCCAAGGCAAAAATGGCGCCGGAACTGAAGTTGCTGTTTCAATTAGGGGGGTCGGGTATTATGGTCCACATGACCAATACGATGTTTAAATCCGCCATGCCGGGGATGGACGATATTATGCGGCAAAATCCAGAACTGGCGCAGCAATTCACCCAGGCGGCGGTGAATAGTATGGGTCAACAAAACCCGGGGTTTGGGGGCTTTATGAGTAATTTTATGCCGGGCGGTGGCAGTGCCGGGGCCGGGGTCAACTTCAATAATATGCGACCGCCGGCGCCCATGCCGACCCAACAGACCAAGAGTGAACGCTACGCGCCGCCGA